GCCCGGATGGAAAAAATAGGGATCACTAAAGCCGAGTGGATACACTCAGGCGGATCAAACCATCCCCGTCATACTCACGTAGAAATGGATGGAAAAATTTTTAATTTAAGCGAAGGCGTGTATGATAGCGAGGTAAAGAAATACGTACAGCCTGGCGAATTGCCTTATTGTGGTTGTGTTTATCGGCCTGTAATAGAATTTGAAGACGGAGAAGAGGTATAGATTATGCCGCTTGAAAAAGGTAGCTCAGAAAAGGTTATCTCAAGAAACATAAAAGAACTGAAAGGCGCGGGATTCCCTGACAAGCAAGCCGCTGCAATCGCTTACAGCGAAGCGGGCAAAGATGAGTCAGTAAAGGCGGCCGGTGTGCTTTATGTTTATGGAGACACAAAAGAAAGCGGCCACGTGCTTTTAATTAAGCGCGCAGAGGGTGGAGACTTCCCCGGCCATTGGGGAATACCCGGCGGAAAATTAGAATTAAACGAAACATTTAAAAGCGCAGCAACTAGAGAATCACTAGAAGAGGTCTATTATGTACCAAGCGATCTTGCGGAAATATCAAGAATGGACTCTCTTAACGAAGAGCATACAGAGTATGTATGGGCTCCTATTCGATCTTTACCAGCTCCCCTTCATCCCGGCGTTGCACAAGTTATTGGTAATTACCTGGCTGGAGTTTCGGCCAGTGATAGCTCTGCTAGAGCGCCTGACATCAACGGTTATATTGAGGTTAAGGATAATCCTATCAGTCGTGTTGGGGTTTTTCCTTATTCCGGTGGCTCTATTGGCGGCGATCCTAACCGTATCTATCAAGTATACCGTCCCGCAGAAGAGCTGAGCGACCCCAAATGTATAGAGTCCTTTAAGCTGGTTCCTATTATCAATGAGCATGAAATGCTTGGCAAAGACGATGGCATGACACCAGCGGAAAACAAAGAGATAGAAGGCACAACCGGAGAGGGTATATACTTTGATGAAAATGACGGATTCCTAAAAGGCAACATTAAGTTTTACACCGAGCGGATTAAAGATGTTGTGGATAATGTCAAAAAAGACATATCACTGGGGTATCGTTGCAGTTATGAGTTTGTTAGTGGTATATTTGACGGCATTAAGTATGATGCGATCCAGCGTGATATACGCGGTAATCATCTTGCTATAGTAACAGAGGGCAGAATGGGCAAAGAGGTTTCCGTTCTGGATCACAAATTTACTTTTGACTCAGCGGAGCTAAAAAAAATGGCCAAATCAGAATTGATGAAGCAAAGAGATGAACAGATCAAAAAGCTTTCAGACACTATTGCCTCTTTGGATGCAATGGAAGAAGAAGTGGAAATTAAGGAAGAAGAAACCGAAGGCGGTCACTTTAAGCAGTTGGTAGACATGCTCAAAGAAGCCCTAGAAGCAATTCGCTCTATCCAAAGCATGGATATGGAAGTAAAAGAAGTCGTCAAAGAAGATAGCGCAAGCGAAGACGAATTCGGCGGTAAAAAAGGCGATGAGTCTAAAAGCCGCAGAGATTACGAAGGCGAAGATGAGTTTGGTGGCAAAAAAGGTGATGAGTCTAAAAGTCGTCGCGACTATGAAGGCGAGGACGAATACGGCGGCAAGAAGGGTGACGAATCCAAGAGCCGTAGAGACTATGAAGGTATGGACTCTGCCGTAGTTCGGGAAAACCTTAAACAAGAATTATTCGCTGAGTTAAACGAGCGCAACAATTTAGCCGCTCAAATTTCCGTACATTCTGGTGACTTTGGCCATGAGCAAATGACTCTGGTTGACGTTGTTAAGTACGGTTGTGACCATTTTGGCCTAGACTCTGTAGAGCCTTCTGTCCTTAAAGCTTTCTTGAAAGGAAAAAGCTCAGAAGCTAAGCCGAAAGCTACTTTTACCGTAGGTTGTGGAGATAGCCGAAGCGCAGACGGTGAAAGTTTAATCTCTAAGCATTATTCAAACTAACCAGCAGGAGAAGAAAGAATGACTTTTCAATCTCAAGTAAGTGCTAAACAAGGCTTCGGCGTTCCAGGTGATTTATATTCAAATCAGGCACGAAGAGCTGAGCCTTTCGCGGTAGATACCGCAACAGAAGTGGCTCGTATGATGTCTGTAGTTTCCGAGGGTATATGTACTCCCGGTGGCGCTGCGGGTGCTGTACTCGCGGGCGTTATCTTTAACCCTAAAGAGCTTGTTAATAAAGGCTCTAACGGGAATCCATTAGAGGCCAGCCTTGATGTGGCAGCAAATGAGCAAGTATCTTGTCTGCTAGAAGGTGAGCTGATTATCTCTGTTCCAGCCGATGCGGCTATCGGTGATGCCGTAGTTTACGCAGAAGCAGACGGCGTACTTTCAACAGTAGCTCCAGGCACTCTTTTGCCAGGTGGTACTCAAAACGCATACGGTACAATCAGACGTTTTACAGCGGATGCGGGCGGTGCCCAGCTTGCTGTAGCGCATTTCGATGTACCTGTTATTCCAGCTGTAGACGCCATTTAATCTAGGGAGTTTAAACAATGAAAACCGAATCAATTGTATATAACAGCATTTCACCTAGAAAGGCTGAGCAACCAATTAACATGACCGCTCAAGACGTGGCAGCATCTTTGCCACACTTGAAGCTTGCTGGAATTGATATTTCCGAAGCTCAAGCGCGTCAAATTATGAGCGCGGCAGATGCCTTAGAGCCTACTGTCACAACTGCTTCTACAGCTACTCCACTTCAGTTTTTGCAGGAATGGTTGGCTGGCTTTGTAAACGTTATGACGCAAGCCCGCAAAGCCGACGCCTTAATCGGCATGATGGTAGCAGGTTCTTTTGAGGACGAAGAGGTAGTACAGGGTGTCTTAGAAATGACTGGCCTGGCTATTCCTTACGGCGATATGACCAACACCAACTACTCAGGATGGAATGTGAACTGGGAACAGCGCACAATTATTCCATTTGAAAGTGGTTTTGAGGTAGGTAACCGCGAAGAGGCCCGCGCTAGCCGAATGAATGTTAATAGCACTGACTCTAAGCGTAAAGGCTCTGGCTTGGCTTTAGAGATTCAGCGTAACAACGTTGCATTCAACGGCTACAACAACGGCGCAAACCGCACATACGGCATCTTAAACGATCCTAACTTACTGCCATATAACGCCGCTCCTAACGGAAACTGGGCAGCTTCAGACTACTTGCAAATGCAGCAAGACATTCTGACCGCTTTCCAAGGATTGCGCACTCAGTCTGGTGACAATGTAGACGCCAAAGAAAACGAAGTAACACTTGGCATTGCCTCTGATGTTGTTGATTTCTTGTCAACTACTTCCGATTTTGGCAACTCCGTTTATGAGTGGATTATGCAAAACTACCCTAAAACTCGCATTGTCTCTGTACCGCAGTTTAACGCTGCCAACGGTGGCGCAAATGTGATGTACGCTTTTGCTGAAAAAGTCATTGATGAGTCAACTGATGACGGCGCAACATGGGCACAGATTGTACCTACTAAGTTTCGCTTGAATGGCGTAGAGCAGAAAGCTAAAAGCTTTTTAGAAAGCCACTCTAATGCAACAGCGGGTTCAATGTGTAAACGTCCTTTCGCGGTTTATCGTCAGTCTGGACTATAGAGATTACTTGTAATTTCTATATAAAACCCGCTACAATTTGTGGCGGGTTTTTTGTTTCTAATAAATATAGATTGAGGATAATATGTCAAAAACTAATTTTATTTACTGCTCTGCAAGTTCCGATCAGCAATTCACTGACTGGAAAAAGCCAGAAGCAGGAAAAAAAGTGGCGCGTCCTGCCGTAGCGGGAATCAGTGTAGTAATACGCGGCAAAGCTAATGTGATGAATCCTAAAACCATGACGGTGCTTACTCCTCACGGAGCAGTCACAGAAGTAGACGATGAGACTCTTGCCTTTTTGGAAAGCAACAAGCATTTCAAAGATATGGAAAAAAGAGGTTTTATCAAAGTATCCAAAGGTGCCAAGCTTTCCGAGCGTCAGGTAAATGATGATATTGTTGAGCGTGATGAAAGCTCTCCATTGACTCCTGATGACTACAAAGAAGCCAAAGAGTCAACCGAAAAAGCCATAGAAGGACCGAAAAAGAAAACGCGCAAGCCGCGTAAAAACATGGCAAAATCAACTGCTAAGCCAGAGGATGCTGAATAAAAATGACAACCCTTATATTTGATGCGGCTTCTTTTAGACAACAGATACCAGCTTATTCTGACCCGGTGCTGTATCCAGACGAAATAATCGAGTTTTACTGGGACCAGGGCACATGCTACATAAGCAATAAGTATACGTCTTGCTGGACAACCAAGCATTGTCTGAGAGTCGCATTAAATTATATGGCAGCTCATTTAATTTTCTTGGCTGAATTGGCAGCCGACAACGGAGGCTCAGGCGTTTCTGGCATTGTTATTCAATCCACAGTGGACAAAACCTCTGTAACGCTTGTTGCGCCTCCTGGTGCTGATAATCAATTCAAGTACTGGTTAAACCAGTCTCCCTACGGTCAGGCATTGTTAGCGCTGCTTTCGGTTCAGAGTGCCGGTGGCTTTATGGGTGGCTTTACGGCACCGAGAGGCGGCATAAGACAGCCAGCAGGCGGGTTTCTTTTCTAATAGATATGACTAAAAGGGATAATCCAAACTACCTTAAAAACCTCGCTAAACGCCTTGAAAGCTCTGAGGCTCAAGTCGGTTTTTTTGAGTCTGCAAGATACCCTGATGGTACTCCGGTGGCGTATGTTGCAGCAATACAAGAATACGGATACCCCGAAGGCGGCATTCCTCCACGGTCTTTTATGAGGTCGACTATCGACGAAAGGGCCAAGCCATGGTCAAAGGTTGTGGCTAACGGAGCCAAAAGCGTCATACAGGGAAACAAAGAGATAGCGGACATAATGGAGACAATCGGCTTGCTAGCATCGGGGGATATGAGAAAAAAAATCTCTAAGATCACTCAGCCTCCCCTTAAAGAAAGCACGATAAAAAACAGAAGGCGAAAAGGCAACAACTCTGTAAAACCGCTTGTTGATGAGCGCATACTGCTTCCCTCTTTGACTCATGTGGTAATTAAAAAATGATAGTCCCAGGATCAAACAATCTAGCCTTGGCTTTAAGCATTCAGGGTAAAGAAAAAATAAATTACTTCAGGTCGAACGGTCGAACCGTCAATGCGCGTGGAAATTATATTTCTGCTTATGAGCCCCCTTTTTCTATTCTCGGAAGATTTCAGGCTGAGCAAAGAACCGGGATAGCTGAGCAAGGCCAAGAGCTACAGCGAAGCATTGCGACTATTTATCTTTCTACCAGCATGATTGACGTGACAAGGAATACACAAGGCGATCAAGTTTCGTATGGTGGAAAGCTTTGGCAATTGCTCTCCAATTTGGAATGGAACAAGCAGGATAGATGGGCTTCTTCAATAGTCGCGGAACAAAGCACAGACCCAAATTTTTATTACAGCTTGGGAATTTTTCAAAACCCAGGCGTACAGCCGGTAACCATTAGCAATGTGGATTTATCCTCTCCAGGCTCCGCCGTTATTGACGTTCAACAATGGACACTTGGCGCAGGAGTCATAACGCCAATACAGTTGACCGGCGCAATACCTGACGGAACCGAGTATTCATTAAAGCTTTTTTTTAATGGTGAAATTTTGGGAGACATTACAGCGACCGCAGCCGGAGGAGTTGTTTCCTTTTCCTTTCCTTATGTGGGAATGACAAATTGCTGTCTTAGGGCCATAATAACCCCAACAGTATACAATTTGCCTTTTGATATAGTTTTGAGTAGCGGTGTGTAATGTACGACTACGAGTTATGGGAAGTTTTCAAACCAATTGTTGACACCGGCTTGTCTAATGCTGGCGTTAATGGCGTTCTTGTGCGCTCTTATCAGCCAACCTCGCAAGGTGCAGCAAGCCCCATAAGTGTAGCCATGAGCTCAATAAGTTCTAAGCGGTATGGATTCAGAAAGGCTCAAGACGTGTGGAATCCTGTTAATGATAATTTTGATCATATAGAACAACAGCAAATGGAGACCACTTTTCAGATGAATTGCTGGTCCTTGGAATCTCCTAACGATCTCACACAATTAACAGCTCAAGACATACTCTATATAATAAGCAGCACTCTTCAATCTGTGGCCACAATAAACACACTAGCGCCCTTAGATATGGGTATACTGCGTATTACGGACATAAGAAACCCGTATTTCGAGAATGACCAGAGTGATTTTCAGTCGTCGCCGTCGTTTGACTTCACAGTGACGCATAAACACACTACAATAACGAGCACACCTAAAGTCGAATTTGTTGACTTGCTCACCAACCCAGTATAGGAGACATACAGATGCCTATTGCTTTTACTCGATATATTGATATTACAAGCGGCGTAGGCGCGGGCGCAGCGGTTGCAACTCGCGAATTAATTGCCCGGTTATTCACCACTAATGAGCTTGTTCCTACCGGCACTATTATAGAATTTGATACTCCAGATGGCGTTGGTGATTACTTTGGTTTTGACTCTGAAGAGTACAAGCGCTCTGTACAGTGTTTTGGATGGATTTCTAAAAACATTACAAGAGCCAAAAAAATATCTTTTGCTAGCTGGAATGGTGGAGTCGCTACCGCTCCCAAGATTTTTGGTAAAACAAATACTTACAATGTAAGCGATTTCACTGGAATTAATGACGGTGCTTTCACATTGACCATGGGAGCAGAAACTAACGACGTGACTGGGATTGATTTCTCGGCGGCGGTTTCTCTTAATGACGTAGCCACAGCTATTCAAACTCAAATACAGGCCGCTAGCGCTGATCCGTTATGGACTGGTGCCACTGTAGTATTTAACGCCACACGCGGCAGTTTTGACCTTGTGGGCGGTGCTACTGGTGAGGCTCCAATTAGTGTTGCAATTGCCGGAGTAGGCACAAACATTCTCGATCTTATTGGATGGGATGCCACAGCTATCTATAGCGATGGCTCAGATGCAGAAACCTCTCTTTCGGCGGTTCAAGAGTCTACATCGTTTAATAACAATTTCGGCTCATTTGCCTTTCAAACACAGCTCCCCAATAGCGACATACAATCTATCGCTCAATGGAATGATGCCCAAAATAACAGGTATCAGTATCATGTTCCGGTGGTTTCTTCTAATGCGGTCGCTTTACAGGCTTTACTTGATGGCATTAGCGGAGTAGGTCTTACCCTTGATCCAGGAGTTGAGGACCAATATCCCGAAATGATTCCTATGACGATTTTGGCGGCCACCGATTATACCAAGCGCGGAGCTGCACAGAATTACATGTACCAGCAATTTCCAGGCATAGCGTCGTCTGTTACAACTGACGCCGATGCGGATGTATACGACCCA